GCCTTCTGCATAGTTGCCAATTTCTTGTTCCAACTTTTGCATTTCGTTGAGGCCTTCATTTTTGAGAGTGTCACCATTGAGCGATCCTCCGCCCTGTGGGCCTGCAATGGTTTGGAATTTTGAACGAGCTTCGCCCAGTGTGAACTTTGACACTGCCAATGTGTATTCTCTGATCCACGGTTTTGCGTAGATGTCTGACAATAATATAAAGTCTGGACGATAATTGTACTGTTCGATTAGCACAACTTCTTTGTGACGCTGACGTCTGAATATGTTCAACCTTCTGGTGGGTTGATCCCATTTGAAGTTGATGAATCCACCAAACATTCTTGCCACCAATTCTTGATAACCAGCAAACATGTCGTATGTGGCCAAGCCACCTATCCTACCTGTCTGTAGCAGATACACATTGGTATAGGCCAATTCAAAAGGATCAAATGCTGTGCCGCCTTCTGATGATGAAGCACCACCCACTGTGCGTCTGTAGATTTTGGTGACATTGATCACTTCCGCTGGCAGAGTGTACTGTGTTTGATTTTCTCTCAATTCAAGAAAACCATATGATTCTTCCACTGAATTTGATGAACGCTGACGAAACTTGTCCACTGCTGTGGTGAATGCCATTTCGTAGTGAGCAGGATCAAGTTCCACTTCAATCATGCCATCGCCCAGTCTTAATCTCACATAATCAAAGATTTCTTGTTTGGCGGCATTGATTTGAGCGTCTGTAGTAGCAGATTGTCCTGTGTCTGGCATGTGTGTATTTATAGCACCATAAATATACAAAATGCCAAGACTGTCGTTATATAAACCTGAAAAAGGCAATGATTTCACATTCATTGATCGCAACGTAGGAGAAATGTTCCAAGTGGGTGGCACAGACGCCTATATCCACAAGTACATTTCACCCAACGATCAGGGTGAAACCAATGATGCCACACAGCCACAGCGATCAGGTGATTCGTTGGACGAATTGGCCATCCAGGACATGCTGTTCCTGGAAAACAGAGATCGCAAGTATGATCCTGATGTGTATCACACTCGTGTGATCTACAATGTGTCAGACATTGACTTTGATCTGTCACAGTTTGGATTGTTCCTACAGAATGATCAACTGTTCATGACATTTCACATCCGTGATGTTGTGGAAGCACTGGGCAGAAAAATCATGGCGGGTGATGTGATTGAATTGCCACACCTCAAGGATGACTATTCGTTGGATGGCACAGACACAGAATCACTCAAGCGATACTATGTGGTTGAAGATGTGGGCAGAGCTGCAGAAGGATTTTCACGAACATGGTGGCCACATCTGTACAGAGTGAGAGTCAAAGGCATCACAGACGCACAAGAGTACAGAGACATCTTGGGCAATGCAGACGAGAATGTATCACAAAAAACTCGTGACAAAGATTTAGAAATTAACCAAGCCATCATTGATCAAGCAGAATCTGATGCACCCCAATCAGGCTACAACACCAAACAGTTGCATGTGATGCCAACAGATGAAGAAGGCAAAGTGGCTCTGGTCACTGTGGATGATGACATGAAAACAGACACAGGACATATCAATGTGGACAAGGTTTATCAAACACCAACCGCCAACGGATACCTTGAAGGCTATCTCACAGGTGATGGCATTCCTGCCAATGGAGAAACCTACACAGCGGCCACATCATTTCCTGCAAATCCAGTGGAGGGCATGTTTGTGTTGCGTACAGACTATTCACCCAATAGACTGTTCAGATATGATGGCAGAAGATTCATAAAAATAGAAGACAATGTGAGACAGACCATGACACAGACTGATACTCGTAACACACAAAAAACTGGATTCATCAACAACACCAACACAACAACACTGCAAGACGGTTCATCCACAACTCCTGAAAGAGTTGCACTGAGCAAACTGCTGAAACCACAGGCGGACAACTAATGCAACATTTTTACGATGCACAAATAAGAAGATACATTCTACAGTTTATTCGTATGATGTCAAATTTTTCTTATGTCACAGGCAAAAACTCCAAAGGTCAATCAGAAACACTGCAAGTGCCAGTCAAGTATGGNGACATGTCAAGACAGGTGGCACAGATCATCAAGAAAGGATCTGAAAACACACTGATCCCTGCNCCACAGATTTCTTGCTACATCACCAACATTGCCTATGACAGAGACAGAATGCAGAACCCATATCACATTGACAAAAAACACATCCGTGAAAGAGAATATGATCCAACCACAGGTCAATACACAGGCGCCCCAGGACAGTCACACACCATTGAACGCATCATGCCAACACCATTTCAAATTTCTTTCAGAGCAGATGTCTTCACCACCAACACAGATCAAAAACTGCAGATACTTGAACAACTGTTGGTGTTGTTCAATCCAGCACTTGAACTGCAAACCACAGACAATTTTTTGGATTGGACATCACTCAGTTATGTTGAACTCACCAATGTGAATTACACATCCAGAGCCATACCCCAAGGCATAGCAGATGAAATTGATGTGGCATCTTTGGACTTTGTCACACCCATATGGTTGTCACCTCCTGCCAAACTCAAGAAACTTGGTGTGATTGAAAAAATCATCATGAGCATCTGGGATGAGGATGCAGGCGAAGTTGATGTCAACGGTATTTTAGGAGAATCACTGCTGTCTCGTCAAACTGTTACCCCAGGACAGTATGCACTGTTACTGCTGGGCAATAGAATCACACTGCTGGGGGAACAAGCCACCAACAATACCACTCATGCATCCAACAGAGCCAACAGAGTGTTCACATCACAATCTCAGTATGGCGACAAGATCAATTGGCATAAGTTGGAGTCATTGTATTCCAAGACCATACAGAATGGCATATCACAAATCAAACTGCAACAGTCCACAACCAATGTCAACGGTGATGACATCATTGTTGAGGTCACAGGCACTGTGAGCATTGATCCTCAAGACGAATTCACACTGCTGTTGGATTTGGACACAGATTCTGTGCCAACCAACACACTGAATGCCGTGGATGCTGTGATCAATCCACTCACATTCAATCCTTCTGCCGCACCCGTAGGCACGAGATATCTCATCACAGAAGACATTGGCAACAAAATTAATTCAGATGGCAAAACAGCTTCTGAAACTGATATCCGTGCATCAGATGATGATGGCACACCGTCAGCAGACACAGTGCCAAACTATGCAGAAGCATGGGGCACGACCATTGCATCCGCCAACGACATCATTGAAAAAGATGCCGCAGGCAATTGGGTGAGACGGTTTGATGCTGATGCCAACACACTGTATTCTGATTCTTCCACATACCTTCAAACACAGTATGTCACAAACCTAACTACAGGTGTGCAGTACAAATGGACAGGAGCCAATGGTTTTTGGGTTAAATCCTATGAGGGATTTTATGAGCCAGGCTCTTGGTCAATTGAATTTTAGAATATAAAATATATGTATGAGTGATATCACTGCCACAGGCTGCCTGTTTTATGCCAAGTCAACCAAACGATTCCTATTCCTCAATCGTTCCGCCAAACAAAAAGGGCACATGGGGCATGGTGGGCGGCAAGTCAGTGGCCACAGAAACTCCATGGCAGGGACTGCAGAGAGAAATTGTAGAAGAAGTTGGACATCAACCCACCATCCAAAAAACAATTCCACTTGAACTGTTTGTCAGCAAAGACACTCGTTTCAAGTTTCACACATTTGTGTGTGTGGTTGAACAAGAATTTATTCCAAGACTGAATGACGAACATTCTGGGTATGCATGGGTATCAATCAATGCATGGCCCCAACCACTGCACGAAGGTGTGAGAAAAACTCTGCAAAACAAAACCATTAAAACTAAATTGCAAACTATTCTTGATTTGATTGTTTAGGCAACAGCAATCAGCAGTCTTTTCATGCGTATGCTTGAGTTGGGTTCGTGTGCTGATGCTTTGAGATTGACATTGCCTGCAGACACGTCAGTTGAAAATGTCATGAGATGCGAATTGCCTGTATGCACCACTGCATATTCTGTGAGGAAAGATGCTGTGTCGTTGTGTGTGATGATGATCTCGCCACCTTGATATTCTGTTTTGGCCGCATTTTCAATGGCATACACATACTTGGCAGTGCGATATGTGGCCACTGCCCATGTGTCTATTGTTTCAACAGCCGAGTCGACATCTGTGTTATTAATATCTGACCAAAGATTGGTGTTTTCATCATTGACCAGTGTGTGTCCGCCTGCTGTGGTACCGTCATGCATGACGAGTGTGTTTTTGTCTGTATCAACAGTGATTTCACCGGCAGCACCTGTGAATGCGTTGTTTTGTGCTGTGGTTCCTCTTCTGAATTGTACTGTTGTTGGCATTTAACTATTTATTAGGCGCCCACGTGGGCCTCCTCCGTTCCAAAATCTGTGGCTTGTGTGGTTCCTCGTGGTTCCATGGTGTCAAATGTGGTGCCTAGTGGCACGCCAAATGCGTCTGTGGTGTCGGTGGCAGTGCCTACACCTGCAGGTTCGTCGTCACTGTAGTCTGTGGCTGTGGAATCTGATGAAATTGGAATGGTTGTGACTGTGGAATTGACAAAACCAGTGGATGCCGCTGATGCATAGTTGGCGTCATTGTTGAATGATGACACATTGATGTTACCTAATGCAATTCTTTTAGCGATACCACCATCATTAATCAGTACCTGATCAATGTCTCCTGCGTTTGTAGTAATAGCAGGTTGGTCAGTTGAAGTTGTTGTTATTACTGAGCCACCATTTACATATAACTTGGTGTTGTTGATGTTTATACCAGACGAGTCACTTGATGTCAGTGTGTTAACATCGATAGTGTTTACAGATAGTGTGCCTGATATGTTGACACTATCATCTAATTGAATAGCCGTTGAATCTGTGGATGATATTGTATTGACCGTGATGTCTTCATCCAAATCTATTGTCACAGTATCACCTGACACTGATGAGGTTAGTGAGTCGCCACCTGATATTTTCAAAGTATCGGTGGTTGTTGTGATTGTTATGGTTGATGAAGCATCGTCAGCCACAGTGAGAGTGCCACCAGCATCAACAAAACTTATATTGCCAGCACCGTCAGTTGCAAGCACTTGAGTGTTGGATCCATCTGTTGTAGGAAATGTGTATGCTGTGCCTATTGATAATGAATCTGTTGTCCATGATGTGGCTGAAGTTTGTCCATCGATACCAAATGCCAGATTGGATTCTGTGATGGTGTTGTCTGCAACAACAGAACCCGTGATTTTACCTATAGCCATACTCTAAGAACCTTTATATGTAGTATTTATTGAATTGGGTGGAATGCACACAAGGGCAGTGAATTATACCCCTGTGTGACTAAAATAATTAGGATTTTGCAGTAACAAAACACAGCACTTCGCCTAGACCGTCTGTGTGTTTGTTTTCGAGTGCTCTGCCAATCACGTTGAATGCTGTGCATTCATCACGCTCAGCTCGTCTTGCAACACCTGATACTACTGATGTTACCAGTCTGTCACCTTTGCTGATTGGACCCAACACTTTGACCTGCACACGTCCTGCCATGGCAATGTATGGGTGTGTTTCGTTGGTGCCTGCTGCCCCGTTCATTTTGAAGGCTGCCTGATGTTCACCAGACACAACTCCAAACACAGATTCCGAACGCTCTTCTTGTGTGGCAGTGATTTCTTCTGCACCGCCTAGTGCTACCACTGTGCCTGGCTCGTATACAGTGTCTGCGGCAAATCGTTCTGCCAAGTCAGAGTATTGTGCAGCTGTGGCTGTACCAGTCAGGTTGGCTGTGATG